CGAGATGTTTTCTGCTTTGGGATTTTTCTTCCACCATCTTCCTGCACTATAGATGCAATCGTTAGCTTCAGGATTTTCTGGAAGTTCTGCAACATCTGCTTCTTCGACTCCACCGGGTTGTCTGAAGAACTCCCATTTGAAGGCCCCACTCATTTTCTCCTTTTCTGCCAGTCTGAACCACCAATGGTCGTCATCCATTGGGTTGGTATCCATGATGATGCCGTGCCAACTTGCCCCACCATCACGTTTAGTCGGGTATCGTCCGACTCGGTGTGTCAGTCCATCGATGACTGCTTTGGGTAGTTCCCGTGCTTCGTTGACCCATGCACCTGTCAACTCCAACGACAGCAGCTTTCTGACATCCTTTGGCTGATCCAGTGCAAGGAAGATGACTTCGCAGTCGATTCCAGCGGCACCTTCTCTCGCAGGCAGTCGGATGTGGTGGGTAATCGGTGGTGTCCATAGTAGTGGCCCGAAAGTATTTTCTGGGAACAGGTCGAGCCATGTCTTAATGGTTGTCGTCTTCAGCATTGGGTAGCTGTTTCGGACAATCGCAAAGCGGCTATACTTAATCCCATCAATGGGAGAAGGCTTTTGCTGCACGGCCTTCATCATGATCTCAGCGCAGCAGGCGTATGACTTGCCGGAACCTACTGGCCCCATGATGCCGCGAACGAATGCTTTGGATTGCAGGAACTTCCACACCATTGGGCTGGTAGAAAAGTCTAAGTTCAGCCCGGTTACGGGCATCTCTTTGGTACCTGCTTCTTTAGTTTTGCTCACGGACTTCCTCTGCGTCGATGACTTCAGGCGCTTTGACGTTGATGCCGATCACGCTCGGTTTATCGGAATCCTCGACGGTATCCAATAGGCCAGAGGCTTTGGCTAAGATGCGTAGTACACCCACTTTGTCGTACAGTTCAATGTCTAGTGTTCTGACGCACCCGCCTTCTTTGTCGTAGCGTTCGTTGACCTTGATGGACTTGATGGCTTGCTGGGCGTGTTCAGGGATGTCTTTGCTGGCTTTTACCTTAATGTTGCCGGTTTCATCCCACTCCATGATGTCGGTCAACTTGGTATTGGCGATGGTTAGCAGGGCATAGGCCACTGCTTCTCTGTTTTTAGCGATGGTGGTGGAGCCGCCTAATCGTTCTTGGATTCTGCGAACGCCGCCCCAGTTCTTAATCGATGGTATTTGTTTGCTTACGCTCATAGTCTTTTAGGGTGATCCTCGTCTTTCCGAGGTGTCCGTGTAGTCTCACCAGTATAGGGGCCGGTTCCACACTGCCGCTGTTAGCAGGGAAAAACAAACAAGAAAAACCTGCGCCACCTGCGGCTGGGCTAAACCCTGCTAGTAGCAGGATGTATTACAACTTGCTCCATAGCAACAGGTGGTACAAGTAACGCACCGGCCAGCATCGCAATAGGTATGATAGGTACAAGTCGCGTAGACCAGAGGGGCTGTAATTGCCAGCCAGAGGGCAAACAGGTATTTCATATGGCTCCTTTCGGATTATCGGGTGGGGTACTCACTGTAACCCTTGACGACCTACTGATGATCGACACAGCTTTCCCCCGTATTTCAGAAACAGCTTTTCATACAGGATGACTCATAACAGCAGATTGAGCAACTGACGCACTTCTCTAGCGTACAGTAGTGTCGCCAGAAGCACTTCTCTAAAGTATCTGGCGGTGGCAGGCTTAGTGATATTGCTAACAGGTAGGTCATGTGGCTCCCTTTGGGGTTATAGGATGGGTACTCGCTCCATTACTGAACTTCTGCCGCGTGGGGGCATATGCCGAACAGTAAAATCCGCTTTCCCCCTGTCAATATATCAGAATGGGATTTCCTCATCCAGCGTATCTTTCCTATCGCCGGGGGCATACCCATTGCCCTTATCTATACTGTGCTGGCTCATTGTGGGCTGTGCTGGGACCATCTTTCCTAGAGACACATTAAAAAACGTATCCCCAGCTTTTGTCTTCTTTTCCCATGCTGACAGGTAAAACTCCTGCCCATTCAACTTCAACTTCCCCGACCAGTCAGGGCTGTCCTCATTCTTCTTTTTCTTGTTTAAAAACAGATTCCCACGGTTATCTTTTAACTCGTACGGAGTCACGTAATTAGTCATATAGCTCTCCAAAATATTGTTGCCGACAGTTGGCAACTGAGTATAATCTTAATCGTCTGTTTAGCGCCAGACTGAAAGCTTATTGATAAGGCCTTGCCTCCGAAAACTCCATCGGGGGGCGCTAACAAGGTCTTTTCAATGGGCTTTCCATTATGAAAACTCCCACCATCGGCCCGGTTCGTCTTTCGATGAGCTACGGCAAGCCTTCCATCTACAAAGACGCTGCCAAGAAAAAAAAGAAGCGTCAAGAAAAGGCTAAGAAGACACTTGCCAAACTAGCCAGTCAATCCCCTGAAATTCAAAAGCTCATATCTCAACGAGCTACTGCCATTTCAAAAAAGCAATCAAAGAAGGCAAAGCCTGTCAATTTAAGCAATGCGCCTATATACCAAAAAGGCATGGGTTCTGACTTCTATATCACTAAAGAATGGAGACAGCTTAGGTACTCCATCTTTGTAAAATATGGCAAAATCTGTATGTGCTGTGGCTCGAAGGATGGCTACTTACACGTAGACCACATCAAGCCACGTTCCAAGTTCCCAGAGCTGGAGCTTGAACCAAGTAATCTGCAAGTCTTGTGTGAGGCTTGCAACGTAGGTAAATCCAATCTGGATCAAACCGATTGGAGAAGGTAGAAACAAGTATCCGGGCGTAAGGAGTCGCGCCCTCAATGGCATGAGATATACATTTGGCCCAACCGTGAAGAACGGTACCACCCGAAAGGGAAGACTGGGTCGGAAGCAATAAAACGGTACGCACCTAACGGTAATACGGCCTGAGCTTCCCTAGTGGCTACACACTAGATGCTAAACGGATACTGGAAGACATTTGCAAAGCCATGCAAATATCTACGACTCCCTTCGCACGTCTGTAGCTTTCGTAGCCAACCTAGCCTCAACCTTCCCACTGCCGGGCCAGCGCCCAGCCCAGAGGAACCGAGACTCCCCATTTTATATAATTAAAAGTTCTAAACCTCCCTCGGTTCCGAGCCACCACGTTATAAACAAGGCAGTGGAACAAGGCCATCGCAGCAGTTTCTCGGCTGCCGCTCGGCAAAAACCGGCCTGCAAATGCTGAAAAACGTGGGAAAAATTGAGCGGAGTCCCCACGCCCACATACCTACGGTAGGGGGGGAACATGGTCCTCTTTCGATACGGCATCGATAGCCTGCCTGCGAAATGCACTGATTCTATGCGGTGGTTCACGGCTAGTGCCTGCGACAGAAGCAAGTACAGCCCTCACGATGTCGTCAAGTACAGGCACAGTCACCCCTGCCGCTGCTAACTCAGCAATAACAACCTCATCCTCAGGCGTTGCTAACCTGCTAAAACCTGCTTGACGATTGAGAGATATCCATCTTGCGATATATGCTTTTGTTACTAGCTCTCCCTCATCCTTCCTGCTTGCCGTTATAGCAACCTCTTGGTGTGTCCCCATTTCTTCGGGATTGTTAAATTGACTCTCCGCATCTTTTAACACTTTCCACTGATGCCCCGGCGGCTTCTCTTCGAAGGGTATCCGCTCAAGTAATTGCTTATCCGACAAGCTTTCATCATAGATAACTCTGAGTATTTGAGCGGTTCTTCCCCATGAGTGATTCTTAACCTTTTGCAAATAGCCGTAAGCGATAAGCTTCTTGATCTGCCTGCCTACTGCCTGCCTCGTAACGCCATGCGTTGCGGCTAAGTTTTCATATCCCGGCCAGCAAAGCCCTGCCCGATTCGCATAGCTGCATACGCTCACCAGTACGCGCCATGCTGTAGCTCTCAGCCGCTTGTCACTCGCCGCCCTGATCGGCACTACTGAATACATTCTCCGATCAATCGGCTTCGCTTCTCTTATCCTCGGGGCCTCTGGTAACTCAAAGCTTTGCATTAGTTATCATCCTGCTAAGTTTATCTTCGGTACTCTCTCTGCTTCGGTAATACTCTCTCACTGCCGCTTCAACGATGCTCACCCTGCTACGCCTCTGATCGGTAGCCAAGCGGTCAAGCATTTCCCTCACTTCGGGACGCAACCTCAATAGAGTAGCCTTATGTGCCATTTGCGGAATCTATCACAATGCTGGCAATGATTAAAATATATTACTTGTCATTTGCCAAGCAGCGCCTATACTTAGCCCTGCATCACTTGATAAACGTCTAAACCTAAAAGGACACGACAATGAAATTCACACTAAAGCGCAAAGAACTCAAAGCCATCGCACGTTTCGCAAGCAAGCAAGATATCCGATTCTATTTGCAGGGCGTATGCGTCACTCAGGATCAGCGCGGAACCATTATCGAAGCCACTAATGGGCATATGCTCGGCAGGCTATTGGTAAGCATGGAACCGCACGAAACGCCGAAGCGCGTCATCATCAAGTCAAGCGATATTGACAAGCTCAAAGGCACAAAGAAAGCCGCCGATGACTGGCTACATTTCACCGTTGACGGCATGAAAATTGAAGTCA